TGAGAACCATACTTTGCAAACACAGTTCGTGAATGCATCCAATCATCATCTTCTGATAACTTAACTCCATAGTTACCCATTAATCTCATATTGTTACCTTGATAAATCCAATTCGTTGCTTGATATATAATACCCATATGTCCTTGTTCTGGATCTGAATATGATATAAGTGCTTTTATTTCGGGAGCATTTTCTCGTAACCATTGAAATGTTTTTGATATAGCAATACTTTCTGTATTCTTACCATAATCATCAAATATAAATAGTCGTGTCAACTCCAAAACCTCATCAGAGTTTAACTCAGGTGAGATTGATGTTGTAGCACTCCTACCAACAGGATAACCATAGATACAAACACCAGCTAACTTTTCATCTTTAGCATCAAAGAATGAATGTTCATTATCTGTTTCATAAAAGATACCTAATGCGTATCTACACATCGTCCAAGAGTGACTGTAATGGTGTTTTACAATCATATCTTTGGCTATCTTCTTTGATATTTCTCTTATGGTTATTTTATTTGGATTGATTGTAGTCAAAGTTTTCTCTCAATACATTTAAGTTATCCTCTGCTTGAGATAAACTATCTGTCCATTTTTTTACTTCGGTTAGTAAATCTGAGTGTTCCCCAATCATTGTAGCGTCATTGAATAATAAATCCAAATGAGCTAATGCTTCTGTTTTTTGTGCTTGATAACTATCTATCGCAGCCATTAATAATTTATTCATTACTTTCCCCATTTTCCGTTTTTAACTATTGTAGCCATAATACCATAATTAGATACATCTAAATATGCATCTTCCAATGGTTCATCTACGGCTGAATCTTTATTCCCCATTAACAAAGTTTTTAATCTTTGAATTTTATCATTCATTCTAAACCACAATCCAGTTAATGATAACTTAATCTCATCATCTGTTGATAATTGTGTTCCAACTGAAATATTACCAGGACCATAATCGTGTTGTTTTCTACAAAACAATTCATATTGTTCCCTCTGTAATCTTTTAAACTCACCAGTCATTTCAGGCCATTCTTTTTCCATCTGTTCTACAATTGGATGTTTGGTAATGGTTAAGTCTATTTCAGCCATCGTGAAATCGTTTTCTTTTATATTACTCATTTCAATAACCTCTTTATTGTTTTTTCGTTCATTCCATATTTTTCTAATATTTGAATTAATTCATCTTTTGCAATTAAATCCAAATAATCTTTTACTTGTGATTTACTACATTCAAAATGTCTAACCATTATATCAATTAATTCAGTATTGTATTTCTTATCTTTCTTACCTTTGATATATTTATTGAATCGTTTACCTTTTGGAAGCATATCACAATACCATTTGTAAACCTCTCGTGGTTCTAATGTTCCAATGGAATACTTTTGAAAGTAATTAACAATCTCAATAAAATCTTTATCCATTGATAACCAACGATTGATTATGAATGGGCTGAATTTCTTTTGTTCATCTTCTGTGAAATCATTCCAATGTTTTTTGGAAACTAATATTTCATTTATCCAATTAAATATTGTCATTTACTAAATCCCCACGAACCATCTTTAGAAGCTGGTTTTGCATTAGGTTTATATATTCTTTCCATTTTTTCATCATCACCATTTACATTTGGGTCATAACAACATTTAGGACACAATTGTGTTTTTGTATCTCCCATAGATTTTAAAAAGTCTTTTTCTAAACCACAAGTATTACATTTGTAAGTATAGAAAGGCATTTATTGAAGTCCACTTACATCTGAAAATTCTTTATTTACATGTCCACATTTTTCACAAGCAAATACTTGCATTGGAATTATTGTTTCTTGTCCACTTGGTGAAGCTAAAGCTGACATCTTTCTTAATAACAATGTTTGTTTAAATGTTGAACACCCACAGGCGTCACATTTAATTTGTGATGTTTTACTAAAGTCAATTTGTTCTTGCATTTGACCATTTTTACCTGGTATCATCATTATTCTTCTCCGTGTTTTATTTCTGTTATTGTAACATCGTTAGCTTTCCACTTTGTACGAGATAAAATAGTTTCATCATCATAAGGTGGATTGTGTAATGTTATTGTTAATGTTGGATTATCAAACCAATCATTATGTTCTACTTTAAATGTTTTACTCATTATTTCTCCTTTACTATTGACATAATTTCATTTACACTCATTAGAATATAAGTTTCACCATCAATAGTGTGTTCTGCTTTCATAGCGTTTTTGTTATACAATATTGTATCACCAACATCAACTACAACTGGAATAAGTGTTCCATTAGCAGAATACATACCCTCTCCAATAGCCACAACTTCACCCTCAATCAATGTACCATCTTGTACAGTGTCTGGTAAAATAATACCACTAGCTGTTCTTTCTTCTTGTTTATTTTCATTTGGTTTTACAACGATTTTATCGTTTACTGGTTTTAATCTCATTTTAATATCCTCATTATTCTTATTATTAGTGACATAAAGTTAATCTCTTTGTCAACTACATTTACATCTTGAAATTGTGCTTCTGCAATATTCATAATACACTCAGCTTGTTTACCATTACCATAATTGTCAACTTCATCATACAATAATCTATATATTTCTGAATAATCACTAATTGAATTATCAGCGATTAGTTTTCTTATATCGTTTAGTTTTGAACCATTGGATAACATTTCTAACAATTGTAGTTTGTAGTTATTCTGAATTACAGAAGTGGTATCAATCTTCAACTTACCATCAACAATTTGTCTTTGAGCTGAATTGATAACTCTACGAATATCAGGATAACCTGCATTTACAATTAGAGCTATATCATCAAGTTCAAATTGACAATTCTCTTGTGTTAAGATATTAACCATTTGTTGAGCCACTTCTTTCTTAGATGGTGGAACAACTTTGTATGATTGACATCTTGATTGGATTGGGTCTATGATTCTTTCTACATAATTACAAGTTAGAATGAACCGACAATGTTTTGAAAATGTTTCCATTAGGTTTCTCAATGCAGCCTGTGC